TTCGCAGCATTTATATTTCCTGAGAACAAGGAGGAAGTATTAAATGCAATGGAACGCGCATTACGCTCTCCAAGGTAAACACGCCTTTCTAGGTGCATCAAGTTATCATTGGATTAATTATGATGATGAGAAACTTGATATTTCTTACACAAATTATTTGGCAAAAGAGAAAGGAACTAAACTTCACGCGATTGCTAAAGATTTAATTGATGAGAAAATAACATTGCCTAGAACCATAAAAACTTTGAACATGTATGTTAATGATGCAATTCGTTACAACATGAAGACAGAACAAGTTTTATATTATAGTGACAATTGTTTTGGTACCGCAGACTCAATTATATTTGATGAGTATAAAAAGCATCTTAGAATTCATGATCTGAAGACTGGCATTACTCCAACTCATATAGAACAGTTAGAAATTTATGCTGCTCTATTTTGTTTGGAATATGGATATGATCCATCTGATTTAAAAATGGAATTTAGAATCTATCAGTCAGATGATATTTTCATGGAGAATGACAAAACAGAACCTTTTATATCTGACAAGGTACAAGCAATTATGAGTAAGATAATTGTGTTCGATAAAAGGATTAATCAACTAAATGAAGGAGAATGATGAAATGTCAAACCCAGACGAACTATTTCATTATGGAACTAAAAGAGAAAGCGGTAGATATGAATGGGGTTCAGGTGAAGTTCCCTATCAACACGAACCGTGGTTTGAAGGCTTTGGAGAAGGCGGAATAAATTCTTCTCCTTATGCACAAGAATTGTGGTACAATAATTTTGATTATTCAGGCAAAGATACTTATCAGAAAGCCCCTTGGTTTTGTGATGAGGTTGCTAGACTTAAAAAACAAGGTTTGAGTGAAAAAGATATTTGTAAGAAGCTTACACCTACTAATGCTCCGATAGATAAAAAGACAGGTCTTCCTAAAGAAATGTCAATTAATCAGTTGAGAGCTAGAGTTACAGTTTCAACAAATGCAAAGAGACAATCAGAGATAACTCAAGCTGAAAAACTTAAAGCAACTGGAATGTCTAATGTTGCTATTGCTAAAGAGATGTATGGTGATCCTTCAAAAGAATCAACAATAAGAAATCTCTTAGAGCCCGGTGCAAGAGAAAGAGCAGACCTGACATTTAAGACAATGAGGATGCTCGAAAGTGAAGTTACTAATAAAGAATTCATTGATATTGGTCCCGGTTCAGAATACATGGCTGGTGTTTCAAGAACAAAATTGAATGCCGCTATATCTGGTCTTGTTGATGCTGGATATACTATTCATTATTTAAAAGTTCCTCAAGCTGGCGTTCCTGGACAGTTTACAACAGTTAAGGTTCTTGGTAAGCCTGGTGCAACATATAATGAAGCAAAGGAAGCAAGAAAAGAATCTAAAGTTGGAACTCTTGGTGACTATCATATTGATGAAGTTGGTAAAACATTCTTAGGTATAAAGTCGCCTCAGTCAATCGATTCTAATAGAATTGATATTGTTGCTGGTGAAGAAGGTGGTAAAGAAAAAGATGGATTGATTGAGTTAAGAAGAGGCGTTGATGATCTTTCTATTGGTAGATCAAAATATGCTCAGGTCAGAATAGCCGTTGATGATAAGTTTTATATTAAGGGAATGGCTATATATTCTGATGATCTTCCTGCAGGAAAAGATATTCGTGTAAATTCAAACAAGTTAAGATCTAAACTTGGTGATGATCCTACTGGATATTTGAAACTGATGAAAGGTCTTGAGTATGAGAAAGATGTTAATGGTAAAGAAACCAAAAACATAATTGGTAAAGTTGACAAAGATAATCCATTTGGTGCTTCAATAAAAGAATCTCATGACGAGAATGCCACTGAGGAAGATATTAATCTTCTTGCTGGTGGACAGTATGAGTATGTTGGTAAAGATGGTAAAAAGCATTTAGGTGCTGTTAATAAAGTTAATGAAGAAGGAGATTGGTCTAAGTGGTCTAAGAATCTTGCTAGTGAGTTCTTAGCTAAACAGCCAGTTCCTCTTGTAAAGAAACAGCTTGATGTTGCGTATAAAGCAAAACAAGAAGAGTTCGATAGAATTAATGAATTAACAAATCCTGTTGTTAAAAAGAGATTAATGGCTTCATTTGCAGATGAATGTGATTCTGACGCAGTTAATCTTAAAGCTGCTGCTATGCCAAGACAAGCAACATCTGTATTACTTCCTTCGAAGACTTTAAAAGATGGTCAGATATATGCTACCAACTTTAAGGAAGGCGAAGAAGTAGTGTTAATAAGATATCCTCATGGAGGAAAGTTTGAAATTCCTCATCTTAAAGTTACACATAGAAATGCTGAGTGTAGAAAGATGATTGGAACTAATCCTAAAGATGCTGTTTGTATTAATTCTAAAGCCGCAGCTCAGTTATCTGGAGCAGACTTTGATGGTGACACAGTTCTTGTTATTCCAAACAATGATGGAGTAATAAGACACGATAATCCTCTTGATGGTCTTAAAGACTTTGACACCAAGATGTATAAAGCATATCCCGGAATGCCTAAGGTTAAGCATCAAACTATGCAAACAGAAATGGGAAAGATAACCAATCTCATTACTGATATGACAATTAAGGGTGCGACTAATGACGAACTTGCTAGAGCAGTAAGACATTCAATGGTTGTTATTGATGCTGAGAAACATAATCTTGATTACAAGAAGTCATATAATGACAATGGTATCGCATCTTTAAAAGAAAAGTATCAAGGTGGTTCTAAGAAAGGTGCATCTACATTGATATCTCAAGCTAAGTCTGAAGTTAGGATTGATGATAGAAAGCCTAGATTGATATCTGAAGGTGGTTCTATAGATCCTGTAACAGGAGCTAAGATGTGGACAACAAAGGTTGGCAAAGAAGCAACCTATATGAAACCAAAAACTAGAACCGCAACTAAAAAAGATATTTTAAATGGTGCTGAACCTGGAAGTAAAGTCATTGTTAAAGATGAAAATGGAAAAGATATTTGGGTTGAAACAAAAAGACAAATAAAGTCTACTAAGATGTATGAAGCGCAAGATGCATTTGAACTTTCGTCAGGAAGCCCCGTTGAAAATGCTTATGCTACTTATGCTAATAACATGAAGAAACTCGGTAACAAAGCTAGACTTGTTGTTCTTAATACTCCAAAAATGAAGTATGATCCTGATGCTGCTATTAAATATTCTAAAGAAGTGGAATCATTAAAGGCTAAGAATAAGTTAGCAAAGATGAATGCTCCTAAAGAAAGACAAGCACAAATATTGTCTAATATGATAATAGAAGCAAAGAAGAAAGATAATCCGGATAAGAAGAACGACAAAGACTGGTTAAGTAAGATGAAGGGTCAAGCTATAGCTGGTGCCCGTGCTAAGGTTGGTGCCAAAAAGCCGCCAGTTGACATTCTTCCTAAAGAATGGGAAGCTATTCAAGCAGGAGCTGTAAGGCAGACCTTGTTAGAAGACATTTTAAAAAACACTTCATTAGATACAGTTAGAAGTTATGCAACTCCGTATAAAGAAACACCTATGGATGCTGCTCGTATCTCTAGGGTACGCTCCTTATTGAGCATGGGATATACTCAAGCATATATAGCGGAGCAGTTAGGAATGTCCGCCTCTACTGTAAATAAGATAGCTAACGAATAAAGGAGGTACTATGGAAAAAGAAATAAAACCCATGCTGTTAACAACCTCCGACAACCCCTTCAATCCATTCACCCAGCAAGAAGATTGGGAAGCATTTGATAGAGATCATGGTTACAATTGTTCTGCATACTTGGCTAGAGTGGCATTCACATCACCCGATCTACCACAAGACGAGTATACTAAGGCAGTTAACGATGCAGTACTTAGTATAATAGAATTCAGTACTAGGTACCCTGATCCTACTCTTCCTGATGGTGTTACTTATGAAATAGCTTTTGAAGAATAAAAAAGCTTTTGCAACTTTGAATTAACTAAAGAAACAAAAACAAGTTTCTTTAGTTTTTTCATTGTTGCTTTTTAATACTTACTAGATTAAACAAAAAAGCAAATGATTTCGCAATCAATTCAATTACAACACAAATGAAATTGAAATACATGTTTGATTGAAAGCAACTACAGAAGCCCAGACCTTTTGTAATTCAAATCATTTGCTTTTTTGTTTAATCTAG